TATCTGTATCAAGCAGCTTTTCAATTCGATACAGCTCGTTTCCATCAATCGGTCGTACTGCCATCTTTCAGCGCCTCCAATCTCTCCATCACCATGTCCACGGCCTCGTCCGTAAGGGGAGCTCCGCAGTAACCGCAAAAATTCAAGAAGTTATCCGGGCTTTGCTTGCCACACTTTGAACAGTAAAGGTCGTCATACTCGCACCTCTCGTCAATCGTGACCTCGTGCTGTTCGCCCATGTCATCAAAGCCCTTAACGCGTCGAAAGCCCCCACGGTGCTTATGACGCTTTACCCACTCACCCCTCCACACCTTCTCCACCTGCTCCCGGCTGACGGGGCGGAGGGCGGAGAGGGCCATGCCAAGAGCCTCCATAAATTGCGGTACATTTGGATAGCTCTTTCTCTGGTCTGCACTGCAATCATAGATACGTTTGCAAGTTTCATACTGCTCATTCAGCAGCGCAATCGCTTCTTCCCGCGTCATGTTCATGGGTTAGCCTCCTTCAATTCATCACACCAACGGAGAAATGCACGCAGAATGGGGTTGGTGTTCCCTTGGTCTGCCCATCCAGCAAATCCAATAAACCCGTCTGCATTAAAACTGATACATTCGCGCTGTGTGAAATAGTGACTGTTCATATAAAGGAAACACGTTATGATACTTCCGTCAGGTCTTTTCTTTGTTCTGATTTTTTCGCTCAATCTCATATTCCCAGTGCTTGTCTCTCTACTTTTGTTCGACTTTTTCAGCTCTTGATTGAGCATCAGCACGAGAGATAAAATATCACCTTCATTTATGTCCCTATATGTAAGACCACAGTTGGAGAAGTATTCTCTCGCCTCATTATTTGAGCAAACAGGCTGTATATCCTTTTGTCTCGTATATTCATCCATTTTCCGTCCCCTCCAGCATCTCCATCTCTTCCGCGCTCAGAATCGGTGCGCGGGTGTTCCAGGCGAGGCGGGCTTGCGCCTGTGCCTCCTCAATACGCTGCTTCGCCACCTCAAAATATCCGGGGTCTAACTCCATGCCGATAAACTTTCGGCCCGTGTTAACACAAGCAACGCCGGTTGTGCCACTTCCCATAAACAGGTCAACAACGGTTTCTCCGGGTTTTGTGGCCTCTGAAATAACCCATTCCATTAACGCCTCCGGCTTTTCTGCTGGGTGTCCATGCGGTTTAACACTCGACCACTTGAACCGCTGAATATCGTATAGCCCACGGTTTTCCAGTTTGAAATCAGGCATAGCCCACAGCGCAACCAGCTCATAAGATGGGCGCAAGCCCTTACTACCTCCCGGCCCAATCCAGCACTTGTCCCATACAAGAACGCTTTCAATGGGCCAACCAATATCACATGCCGCTTTCTGAAATGTCACAAACGACCGCCAGTTGAGGAAAGACCACAAACAGCCAGTATTTTTCAAAATGCGCCTTGCTTGCCGCATCCACTCTGCATACCAAAAAGCAGCGTTGCAGTAATCGCCCCATGGGTTCAACTTTCCATTCCCCGTAGATTTTGTGTTAATCATGTACGGCGGGTCAGTCAGTACCATGTCCACACTTCCGTCAGGAATATCTTTCAGTAGTTCAAGGCAGTCGCCCTGCATCAGCAGCACTCCCGCATCCGTCAGCCGCTTGGCTGCCTCTTTGTCGCCCAGAAGGGCGCGCTTGATGTCATCCATTTTTCTTCTCCATCCCCTTAATGCATCTCGGCTGCGTACATACGCCAGACACCTTATTGCCCCATACGCAGCCGGGGCATCTTTTCTTTCCGGCCTGAGAACCCGGCGCCTGTGCAGTAGCAATTTTATGTATCAGCTTTCTCTCTTCCTTCATTTTCTCACCCCTTCTCAAACTCCGGGCATGCGGTGATATGATACGTCTCAATTTCCCTGTACACTCCGTTCTCGTTGCGCACGCTTATTTTCACGGGTTCTGCCGTCCATCCTTCCACAGGCTGCCACAGCAGCGTTTCCCCATCTGCCGCCACCGCCGTCCAGCTGCATTTCCCGCAAGCTTTGGCGCATTCCATGCAGATGTTGGTCTGCGTTATTACGTTTGCGCCGCCTTTCCGTGGCATTTTGGCACGCACCTTCTGCCGTGGAATTTTGGCTGCCGCTTCCAGCACATCCCTCATGCTCACAGCGTATTTTTGCGCTACCTCGCCAAGCGCATTTCCCGCCAGATATTCACGTGCTGCCATTTCCTGCCTGTTCATTCCGGCACCATCCTCACAACCGTAATTTCTGTGCGTGGGTTCTCCCTGTCCACATGCCCGTGCGCCGCAGTACACAAGTGCGCAAAGTCATCATCCTGTATCACCTTCGCGCGCGTCAGCCCGTCATGCAGAAACTTTCCCGAGTAGTTGTCTGCATCATGCCTGCGCCTGTCAGGGAAATAGTAGTCTATACGCACCATGGCCTTTTCCAGCATTTCATATGGCCGCTGCGCCATACAGGCTATGTACACAGCATCGCTCCACTGCTTTTTTGCAGCCCGGTATTCCCATGTATTTTTTCTTCCTGCAAATTGATTCAGGCTCGGCGGCACGCCCTTCAGTACGATTTTCATGCTTCCTCTCCTTTTACCAGCGGCAAATACCGGTGATACTGCGGCTGCCAGTGGTATTCTACACGCCCCACACCGCCATGCCGGCTCTTTGCCAAAATCATCTGCACAGGCCAGTAATCGTCTCCGCTCAAAAAATCATCGCCTTTTTTCGGCCTCATAAACAGCACCGCATCCGCATCTGCCTCAATGTCTCCGCTGCCTCGCAGGTCTGAAAGCGTCGGTTCCTTCTGCTTGTCCACGCTCCGGTTCATCTGTACCAACGCCACAATCACTACATTGTGCCGCTTTGCCGAGGCTTTCAGCGCGTGCATCGTCTCGCCCGTCACCTGCCACAGAGGCTTCTTTCCGCTCGTGTCGCCCTTCATCAGCCCCAGGTAGTCAATAAACATCACATCCGGTTTCGAAGCCGCCAGCTTCGCTTCCACATCGTCCGCTGAAATGCTTGCCGTGTCGTCCATCACCAGGTGCAGGCCCTTCATGGCATCCACCACCATGCCAATGCGTTTTTGCTCGTTCTCGCTTATCCGGTGGTCTCTGAACTTTGTGCTGTTGATGATGCACGCCCTGGATAAAATGCGGTGCGTCAACTGCTCTGTGCTCATTTCCAGGCTGCGGTAGTCCACGCGGTAATCCTTCGCCAGCGTCACCGCCAGCTGCAAGGCAATGTCTGTTTTTCCATCCCCGGGCCGCGCCGCTATCACATACACGCCTCCGCGCTGCAAGCCTCCCAGCACATCGCACAACATGCCAAACGCCCCGCGCTCTATTTTCAGGCTTGTGTCCGGCGCGAACAGGCTTTTGTATGTTTCCCCCACAGCCTCTAAAAACGTGCGTTCCGTTGTGCGCCTCACCTTGCTGGTGATGTCATATTGCCGCTTCAAAAGCTCTGCCAGCCTGGCCGTCATCTCGTCCGCTGTCTGGCCTCCCGTGGCTATCTCCAGCGCCGAGGCTCGTATCTCCCGTTCTCGCCATGCGTCCAGCACTGCCCCTGCATATACCGCAAAATTCCCTTCGCTCACGGTCGGCACCATCTGTGCGCATTCCACAATCAGCGGCCCGTATTCAGCGCCAAGCTTGTCCGTTACGGTCACGGCGTCTATGGGCAAATTTGCCTTTGCAAGCTTCAGCGCGCAGGAAAAAACTCTTGCCAGTCTTTCGTCCTCAAACATCCGGGGTGACAGCATCCCGCGGGCAATCCCCAGAAACGCAGGTTCCATCAGGATGCTGCCTATCACGCTCATCTCCGTGCTCTGCATCAGAATATCTCCCTTGCCGTCATATCAGGCGTTATCTCTCGCCCGGCGTCCGGCTTCATCCTGTGCGGCGCTGGCGTCCGCTTCACAGGCTTTCCATCCTTCCGCCACCAGTTCAGCAGGGTGGCATAGTGGCTTTTATACCGGTGCCCGGTTTGTGCAAGATAGGTCGAAAGGCGCTCTATGTATTCCGCCGCGCCAATGTCGCCCAAGCTGTCCACCAGCTTCCCATGCTCTTGCCCGTCGAGCAGCACGTTCTCAAATTCGCCGTATTTCGCCTTTGCCGCGCTTTCTTTCTTTACTCCCCCTTTAGGGGGAGTTTCTTTCTTTAAGTTTTTAACTTGTTCTAATTGTTCTTTTGTGTGTCGGTCGGGTGTCACCCGCCTGTCACTTCGGGTGTCATTTGCCTGGTATGCATCATAGTTTTTTATTGTGTACAGGCCAAAATCAGGGTGTCGCTCGTGTGTCACTTCGCCTGTCGATTTTAAGTGTTTTATTGCAGTGCGCACATTTCGCTCACTCAATCCCAATTCACCGGCAATTTCTGCAAGGCTTGTTGCACACTGTCCGCGGCCAACTGTTACTCCACGCCACTTTTTCGGTTCAAAATTTGCTTTCAAAAGCAAATGGATAAACACCCGCATGGTGTTTCCGTCCCCGTACCACTCCCATCCTAAAAGCCTGCGATGCAGAAGGATAAACCCTTCCATCTGTCACACCCCGCTTTCAGAACGGCAAATCTTCGTCGCTGTCAATCACCGCGAAATCATCCGGCCCGTCTTTAATGTCTACATTTCCCGCTGCCGGCGTAAACGACGCTTTCCCCTCGCCGCCGGAAGTCTTTTCCCCTGCAAATCCCCCCAGAGGGCCTTCTCTTGGAACTTCGTTCCAATTCACCTTGTGCACATTGTCTGCCACCACTTCATAGGCCGTGCGCCTGTTGCCGTTTTTATCTTCATAATTGCGCGTTTGAAGGCTGCCGTTCACAGCAATCATGTTGCCCTTATGAAAATATTTGCACACAAACTCTGCCGTCTTGCGCCATGTTACGATGTCGATAAAATCCGCCTTGCGCTCTTCTCCAGCGCGTGCAAAGCTGCGTTCCACCGCAATGCGGAAGGTACAGGTTGCAACCCCGTTTGGTGTGTGGCGCAGCTCTGGCTCTGCGGTCAATCTGCCCATGAGGGCGATTATGTTAAGCATTATTTAACCTCCTTTGCCTGTTGCCAAAATCCTTTTTCATGGAATATCTCGGCAGATTTTTGCCTTACAAGCCCGTTATAATCTCGGTATCGTTTTTCTTTTTCCTCTTTTGCCACCAGAATATCACGGCATACAGCGTTTATCATTTCAGGGCTATAAAAAATGCGCTCATATCCACAATCGCGCTTACTTTGCTTGCATCTTTGTGTGGTAATGATGTTGTACCGATATTTCAGGTATCTTTTTCCGGGGTGGTCGCTGATTCTCAGGCTATTTGCAACGCCATAATCAAATTTCAAATAGATGCTGTTTGTAGAGTGGGCATCGTACCGATGAATGATAACCTTTCCACGCAGCTTTTCTATAACGCCATTTGCAATTTCCTCAATTGTCAATGTAGTTCCTCCCAAACTCCCGGATGAAATCCTCTTTGCTCCACCCGTATTTTTCCATGGCCGCCCTCTGCCCCCGCACTTTCAGGGCCCGGTTTGCCTCTGCGTTCTGATGCACGCTGTTCGGCCCGTTCTGGTGGCACCGGTCATGGCACAGGCTCACCCAAAGCCCCAGGCGTTTTGATTTATTGCGGTAAGCCCCGCCAAATATCTCATGCCGGTTCAGCGGGTCTTTGCTCCCGTTGGCATAGCAGATGGCACAGCACTCGTCCGCGTCATCCTGCACAATGCTGGGCGCATATCCGTTTCGGTCAAGCCTCATAAGTCACCCTTCCCTGCGGCGCCCCATTCCCGCCCCACCTGATTGTCCAGCAGGCGCAGTTGCAGCTTCACGCTGTTTATCGCTTCCAAATTCGCTTTATATACTGCCTCGCACACATCCCGACGGAATCGCGCTTCGGCTACGCTTGGTATGCCGTAACATATCTTGTCTATCATGCCAATGGCATTTCCTTCATCTCGCAGTTTCATGCATTCCTGCCGAAGTAATATCTTGTAATTTTTTTCGGCCTCGGCATAATCCGTGCCGGATTTTCTCAGGGTTTTAATACTCATTTCAAGCTGCCTGGTTTTCGATTCTATTTCCTGCAACAGTTCCATCTTTCACCTCATAATAATTCGCCCCATGCAAACACCGTGCGGCGCTTTTTCGTGTTTTCAATGTTCAGTCCAACAATATTTTTATCTTTCACCTTCATGTAAGTACACACAAGGTTTACATCCGGCTGAACCTTTCCCTTCACCGTTTTTGTTTTGTAATTTTCGCTGCCATCTTTGCCTAGCTAATGCAGTTTTCGCATCCCAGCACAATATCTGTTCCTCGCACGGTGTAAATCGGGCCATCTGTTTCCTCCCCGCACATGCCGCACTTATAGTCAAAGCCCTCTGCACTGTGCTTTTCTACGTCTCGTCAGCACCCTACGCACTCACCTGTGCCCGTGTAAAAATAGAGCACGTCGCCCTCGCCTTGATATTGCCCGCATTCCGGGCAGCGCATCACCGCTTCCGGCTCCGGCGCTTTGTCTTTTGCTTGATGGTAAGCACATACTGCTTTCCCTTATCCAGTGCGTTCACCGCCGCCAGAACCCGCGGCAAAAGGCTCATAAAGCCGTCTACCTTAAAGCACCATTCCTGCATATCAGCCTCCATTGGGTGTCGCCGCCTGTAAAGCCTTCATCGCCTTGTGGCAATCCCAGCACAAGCCCTTTCCATGCTGGCGCTTCGTCCACTCGAAAATATCATCGGCAGTCCATATACTTCCGTCTGTTTTCTTCCCCGGTTTCACCGGCTTGCCGCACATTTCGCAAACAGGCGCTGTTATCTGCCCATCAGGATTTCGTCCATACTTTGTTTCATCTGCATTCCAGTACACGTCAGCGCCCATCCCAATTTGTTTGCATGCTACGCTAATCGCATCTGTCAAAGCCATTTTGTACGCCTCATCATTGGTAACAAGCTGGCCCTTCTCTGTTTGGATAAGCATGGAGCCGCCAGTGCCCGGAGAAAACTTTTTCTCACCCTCCAATATGTACCAAAGCAGGATGTTGCAAAATGCCGCTACTTCTCCGTTGGCTCCTGCTTCTGTCCATTGCTTTTCAATCGTATACCCCCACCCTGTTCCGCAAGGGCCAAAGCGCTCTGTCAATGCTTTAATTCGCCACATGGGGTTGATGTCCGTCTTGCCTTTCAGCTTTCCGCCTGCAATCTGCCTTTTCGCGTTCTCAGGCACAGTGCGAAAATTCTCGTATAATTCAAGATTGTTGTCCATTTCTCATTACCCCTTATATTTGGTTGTTTTCAATTTTTCTTAAAGGGCATTTTTCTCCTACACAGTGGAAAGGGTCTATCAGCCATTCCCCTGTAAGCCTGCAACTATACCGCTTGAAATTTTCTTCATACCGGCAGAACAGTTGACAATAGTTACATGTCACATGTTCGCATGGAAAATATACCCGCACGTTTGCTTCCATTTCCGTATAAAATGGAATGCCATCCTCAAACATAAATCCTCTTTTCTTTAAGCAATTCTTTTGTCTGTGCAATGCTCGCACCCGATGATGTGGTCTGTGCCATGCCCATAGTACACTTCTTCACCCTGGTATATTGCATGCCCGCATTCCGGGCAGCGCGTCACCGCTTCCGGCTCCGGCGCATAATCCCAATGGCTGCGCATGTTTCGGGCCACGGCTTCTTGCAGTGTCATGTTATACCTCCACAAACTCCCCATTTTTAAGGGTGTACCAGGTATTTACTTTGATGGTTTTCCCGTCTACAATAACAGCCTTTGCAGATATGTTGTTTCCGTTATCATCAATCTCGGATAATGCCAATACAGCCCCTATGCCACCTTTGACCTTGCCGCCACGGCAACAGGCAATTCCCTGCTTGCCTGCCGCTGCGCTGCCACAGTTGCCTGCCGCTGCGATGCCACAGTAGCCCGCCGCTGCGCTGCCATTGTAGCCTGCCGCTGCGCTGCCCTTGTAGCCTGCCGCTGCGCTGCCCTTGTAGCCTGCCGCTGCGCTGCCATTGTAGCCTGCCGCTGCGCTGCCATTTTCGCCTGCCGCTGCGCTGCCCCAGTTGCCTGCCGCTGCGCTGCCCTTGTAGCCTGTTCTTTATCTCCGGCTACTCTTCCATTTGCCGGGTTGCAGCGCGCTGATACATACTCAAAATGTGCTTTGCATAATCCCGCCACATCCAGTTTTGCGCCAATTTTGATTGTCTTAGCGCAAACCTTAGTGTCATCACTATTCCGTTCTTCGCTTACATCCTCCAATTCCACTTCACGATATATGCTGTTTTTACCAGGTGAGTAATAACCAAATACATCCAGCGGGTTTTCGCAGGCGTGAAACCCTCTCTTACACAGTTCCGCTTCGTCTTCGTGATATGTCTTGCCTTCTTCAAACTGGAATCCGCGGCACTGCATGTTTTTATCAAAGCCCTTGTATGCTTTCATTTGACATTCTCCTTATTTGAAAATTACTTATTTCATTTCCTCCGGCGTAATCAATCGATAAAAGTTCTTATTACATACACTGATACATCCATCTTCATAAATCACTATTCCGCCAGTTTGTTTCTGCACTGTGCCGCCGTCCCGGACTTCCTGCACTGTGCCACTCCAGACTTCCTGCACTGTGCCGCCGTCCCGGACTTCCTGCACTGTGCCACTCCAGACTTCCTGCACTGTGCCGCCGTCCCAGACTTTCTGCACTGTGCCGCCACCCCAGACTTCCTGCACCGTGCCGCCCCGGACTTCCTGCACTGTGCCGCCCCAGACTTTCTGCACTGTGCCTTTTACGATTCCCGTATTACAATTCACCAGCACAACAAATTCGCCCTGTTTTACTTCCGGCACATCTTGCCCAACCAGAATGTGCTTTACCGCCCACGCCTTTAAGGCATCAAAGCAGCGCGGCTTGTCTACCTCTTCTACATACCATTCCGGCAAATAGTCCTGGTCTACCTTGTATTCCCACTTATCAATGGGGACTGTCAAATCATCATCCGGCGGCGTAATTTCTACCCGTACAAAATTTTCGCGCATGGGGCCGTGCTCCATGCCGGTTTCATTTATCATGTCCTCGTGACTGTTGTAATTCGGGCAGAACACTTTATCCTTTAACAGTAACATGCTTTTAAACATACACATTTGACATTCTCCTTATTTGATGCTATCCTCTAGATAGTGTGATTTTTCATGCTGCCCTTGTTGGAGGTTCCGGCTCCAGCAGGGCTTTTTCTTTTTTCCGCCTCTGTCAGCAAGCGATATACGCATGTTTCAAGCCAGTGCTGCACTGTGCCATATCCACATGTGATAACTGCCGCCCGTATCTGCTCCCGGCGCTCCACCGGCAGCCGGTGAGAAATGCGTGCACAGGGCTTGTGCCTGGCGCCTGTCCGTTTCCCCTGCTTGCCCGTCAAAACGCCCTCTGGCGCGGTTGCAACCGCCTCTATGGCCGCTTGCGCCTCATCCAGTCTGCGCACTCCGTATTTCTGCGGGTTTTCGCACTTGCTGTCCAGGCTTTTGTCATATCCTTTATATCCGGCCTCGCGCACAATGCGCACCCTATCCTTCTGTTTCATCTTGCCTCGCCTCCATTTCTGCCGCTTCTTCCTCCACGTCCTCGCGTGCACGTCCAATCTCACGCTGTGCCGCGCGCAGTGCCTTTTCTTCCCCAGCCCGCAGCGTGTATACCTTGCCATTTACCTCCAGCTGCATCACGTCCACTGTGGCGTCAAACAGCAGGCGCACACTTGCAGCATAGTTCCCGCGGCTCTCTGCTATCTCCATTGCGCTGCGCACCATATCCATCATCTGCTCATGCTCTTTTGTCACGTCTTACACCTCTTTTCTTTGGCTTGTAGGGCGTGCCCTCGTGCTTGTAACACTCTGCCGCAGGCATGCCCCGCAGGTTCCCTGTTTCAATGCAGTAGTGGCAGGCGTGCATGCACTTGCTGCTGTTTCCCATCGTCCGCCAGTATTCACAACCCCGGCACTCTATCACTTCATTTCGCTTTGCCATATCAGCCAAACAACGCCTCCCAAACCAACAAACACCATCAGCGCCGCTACCCATCCGGCAGGGCATCCGTCTATCACGCCGCCCAGCGCCGCAATCATAAGTACAATCGCCGCCACAAGGCAAAAATCCTTCCAAAACTGCTTCATGTTCCATGTCTCTCCCTTGCCGCTTCGGTGTTACAGCACCGGGGCGGCCTGTTGCTTTGCAATGTATTTGCTCACTTCCTCCCGCGGGATGCGCCAAAGGCGCGGCCCCACCTTGCTGCCGGTTATCTCGCCGTCTCTCAGCAGCTTACGCACGGTATCCGGTTTCATTTGCAAAATTGCCGCATACTGCGATACTGTCAGCACCACAGGCAGCCGTGCAACGTCCAGTGTGTTTGTAGTCAGCCTCATACCCGTCTCCTTTCTTTTGTTCTTCAAGTCCTGTTTATTGTACTTTTAATTTTCTTGCTCACCTCGTTTCTTTTGCTGTCCAATTTATTGGACTTCATTTGCGATACCCTATAGCCACAGGAAAATATTTCCGATTTCAAATCCCCTTTTGCCGGATAAGCTCATCCAAAGCCAGTCTAAATTTTTCTTCCGCCCCTTTAGGCTCATCCTTCCCGTTCAAAACACGGCCCGTGTATTCCGGTGTAATGCCCATAAAGGAGGCCATGTCTCTAATGGACACTCCATATATGTGCATTTTCCCAACAACGTCTCCAGTCCATTGTGCAGGCATACAAAATTCACCCCCTAATTCTTAGTGATGTTGCAAAACATGAACTTTTGTGATATTCTAAGTTCAAGAAGATGAAGAACAGAATATAATTGCTGTGTCATACTACTCGGCAACTGGTACTTGCCTTGTGTATTGTCCACTTCAATCGTTTAGCCAAAGTTCATGTTCTGCAACCCATGCATAAATCATACTCCATGTACATGAACTTTTCAATAGGTTTTGGACATGTTCTTGAACTTTGGCGCATTGTACAAAAATAAGGAGTGTGTTTTGTGTTTTATGACATTTTCTCATTGTTAGCTGCCCGTAACGGGACTAGCCCTACTGCGCTTGCGCAATCTCTTGGAATCAATAAATCGAATGTAAGTAATTGGAAAAATAATGGGTATATGCCCCGTGGTGCTGCACTCAACAAAATCGCAGAAGCCTTAAATGTGACAAGCGATTATCTTCTCACAATGTCTAACTATACCTTCCCCACTGAATGGGAACCCGACTGCATTGAAGATTGGCAAAATGCCAAAAATGACGATGAAAAGCGTCGGATGCTCTCAGCTTTTGGGATATGCCCTGCTGTTATGAAGGAAGCTGAACGGCTTTTAGGCTTAACAAAAAGGCCCGTCACAAGTAGTGACGGGCTTACAGAGCAAGATAAAAAAGATATTGCGGTTGAGCTGGAACAGCTTATGCAAGAGATGCAGAATAGTGGAGATTTGATGTTTGACGGTGAGCCTGCCACGCCGGAAGCTATGGAGAGCTTGCGGCAGGCTATGGAGCTTGGTTTAACCTATGCAAAAAAAATAAATAAGGGAAAATAAACGGATTCGAAAAGAGGTGCGGGCATGAACATGTTCGAAACCGTCCGCGCCATCATTGGCGAGAACGTGACGAACAATCCAGAGGAAATTCTTTCCTCACAAGGTGTAAAAATCTTTTTTCTTCCCATGGTGGGAATAAGAGGGATATACAAAGCGATTCACTGCATCCCAATGGTTTTTATAGATTCGAATTTGGATGAACACGAGCAGCGGTTTGTAATGGCGCATGAATTGGCCCATCACATGTTCCATCGTGGTTTGAACCGTGTATTTTTGGATAGGTGCACACATATGAAAACCGATTGCTACGAGCGGGAAGCCGAATTGTTTGCCGCCTGCCTGCTATGCCCGGAACCATCCGAATACATATTTGAGGGTGAAACCTATACAGACCTTGCCCATCGCATGGGCGTATCTGAATATGTTGCAAAGTTGTACTATAAAGAATATAGTCGGCTTATATTCAGTTAAACAAAAAAGAAGGGGATAACATGCGCATTTCAAAGGCGTTCGCTCTTTTGGCCGTTTGTATTTTCGTTTTGACTTCCTGTTCAAATTATGACTATGTGTCAAAAGAAGAACAAGCTTACCAGGAAGAAATCTCCTATGAGGCCGGGTTTTCAGATGGAATTGAATTTTGTGCCACTGAATATATGGCACTATGTTATGCAACAGACCAGCTTTTGGAGGATGAAAACTATCATGTTATAGATGAATTGTTGGAAACATTCAGTGCGTCGCATGTATTCGGTGATTATGTAGCGGATGCAGAAACCGGCCTATATCATTACTTTATGTGCGGAGATTTTCACAAAATCGAAGAAATTTACCAAGAAGACCCACAACGTATTGTAATATTAGACGTTTCTGCCCCAAAAGACGATGCAGAGGCGCGCGGATTTGAACCATGCCCAGAGTGTATTTGAAAAAGATTGTCTCTTGTCATCATCCTGTATATCTTTTTCAGAGAGATTCACAGTGTTCTTTATCGACAGAATATAAAGACTGATATTAAAGGGGTTTATCATGAAAAAGAAAAGCGGTTCAACTATTTTTAACTGGTTTTTTTCTGTATTTTGTATACTAGCTTTCTTTGTGTATTTGGGAACGGTTTCTTCTTTTCTTTTCTTGGTGGTTGGTATTATTTCACTTCCCATTCC